GCTGGTAATGCCTTCGAGGATGTCTGCTTCCTTGCGCATGTCCTCGGCGCTTCCTTGGGCATAGGTCCAAGGGTTGTGGATCATGACGAACGCAGCCTTGGCCATCTTGCGCGCCTTACCGTCATGGGGATCCCGAAGGCGCGGCTGAAGGCTGTGAAGGAAAGGGGCGGCGACGGGTTCGAGAACAGTCGCGTAAACCCTCGGCGCGTTGCCTCATGGATGGACACGCAGGCGACGCAGATATGGGAGGCGCCTGAGGAGGTTCCGGACGAAACCCCCAAACCCAAGCGAGACCTCAAGGGCGAGATCGACGACCTGGACGAGATGTTGCGTCAGGTTGACCGGCTCGCCATGGATGCCTTCCGCACGGGCGGAGTCCAGATTGGCCTTGAGTTGGCAGCGCAACGCGGAAGCCTCGCCAAGCAACGCAACGACGCCATGGTGCAGCTCCGTCGTCAGGGGCGCACCGAGGACGACAGCATCCCACGGAGCGAGTTTGAAAGGCTTTGCCGTGGCCTTGCCATCAATGCGGCTCACGGATTGCAACGCATCACAGACGACGTGACGCGGAAACTAAAAGGCGTATCGGATCCTGTGGAGGTTCACAAGATCCTCACCGACGCGATGGTTGCCGGACCGTTCCTGTCAGCGTTTGAGCAGACGGCCGGCGGAGAGGTTGAGCACGGGCTTCCCGATTGGGCGGTTCGCGCTCTCAAGTCAGCGGTTGAAGGGATGACGGAATGAAACGCTGGGCCGGCACACTGACGCACGCGGAGCGGTTCATCGCATTGGATGGTCGCCCATTCAGGCGCGAGGATTGGCCCATGATGATCGAGCCTGCCGACGCGCTCGACAACGGCATGGGCAAGACAACCATCCTCATGATGCCGCCGCAGCGAGGGAAAACGCTGCTTGCCCAGCTTCGGGTGCTGCGCAATCTGGCAATCGAGCCACGGCGCCAACTCTGGTACAGCAAGACGGCGACGGATGCGCGCTCTGTTAGTGATACCAAGCTGAAGCCGCTCCTTGAATCCACACCATCGGTCCAGTGGACGCGTTACACAGACCCGGACAAGCGGGGGCGCAACATGATGTTCCGCTTTCACAACGCGCCTCTTGAGATGCTGTCTGCCGACGTGGTGGCCCATCGCAATTCCAGGTCCGCTCGCGAGATCGTGATGGACGAAGCGTGGCAGTACCAGCCGCGTGCAATCGCTGAGATCATGATGCGCGCCGACAGCTTCGACTTCCTGCGTCAGGCTGTGATTCCAACGACCGCGCCGGACAAGGGGCACGACCTCGATGTCCTGTGGGAAACCTCGACGCGTCACGACTGGCAAATGGTGTGCCCGCATTGCAACGCCGTGTTTGTGCCTGAGTGGTCCGACCGCATCCTTGAATGGGATCGCATCACGGACGACGCAGGCCGGTATCAGGTCGAGCCAAGCGCGCAGACGTGCCGGATGATTCCGCCGTGCTGTCAGACTCCGATCCATTGGAGCCTAGAGATTCAGCGGAAGATGAACGACCGCACGCGTGGGGCTGGCTACATCCAGCGCAACCCGACGCCGAATCCTGCGGTTGTCGGGTACAGGTTCAACTCACTTGCAACCGACGACTGGCGGCAAGTGTGCGCGTTGTGGCTACAGGCCCAGAACGCTTTGCGCAACGGTGACTCCGAGTTGCTGCGCGAGTTCATCATCAAGCGAGCGATGCAGCCTTACGACTCGTCGCGACAGGCGCGGGTGATGGACAAGCCAATCGAGGTTGGGCCGTACGTCATTGGTGCGCCTTGGTCTGACGAAGCGATTGACGACAACGGCAACCCATGGCGATTCGCGACGATTGACGTTCAACGGAATCACTTCTGGGGAATCATCCGCTCGTGGTCCTCGGACGGCCGGTCTCGATTGGTTGCGCGCGCAAAGCTGTTGACGCGTCAGGAGGTCGCCCAGTTTTGCATAGATCACGGCGTTCTCCATGGCCAATGGATGGAAGAGCGGCTTTCATTGGGTGAGCTTGTGTTGACCGCAGACTCCCGAGTGTTCCTAGATGCCAAGTATCACACGTCCGAGGTCCTCGAAATCTGCGCGCAATTCGGGTTCCACTGCGTCAACTCGTACAAGAGAAACGCGTTCAAGCATCAGGACGGAACGTGGCACATGCACGACGAGGGGCGCCTTCTTGACCCGTTCTCAGGCAAGAAATATGACGGCATTCCAAAGCGCGTCAGGCAATGGTTCTTCGTTGCCGACGCAGCCAAGGACCGAATGGAAATCCTGCGCTCAACCACAGGGCCGGATGACTTGCCAATGTGGACGGCCTCCGAGGATTGCGGCGACGAGTACAAGGCGCAGATGGCGGCAGAAGCCAAGGTGAAGGTATTTGGCGCGGACAACGTGAGTTTCGAGTGGCGTTGGAAACGCATCCAGACGGACAACCATTACTTCGACTGCGAGACGATGCAGATTCTAGCCGCGACCATGGCCGGCTTCCTTAACGCCGAGGCCATCAATAAATAACTTGCATCCAGCGCACTCGGGTTAGGCTTCGTCCTAACTGATGGCGCAAACCGTTCAGCATGGCCCTTACTTCGGGTTCGCCGCTTCCGAGCTTGATACAGAGCTTGAGCGGTACAAGGACGCCGTAAAGAAGGCCACGCACGGCCCTGGCGGGATCCAGTCTGCGTCTATCAATGGCCGTTCCTTTTCCTACGGGAACGGGCGCGGGTGGTCTCTGGAAGAGTGGCAAGCTGAGATCCAAGACGCCCAATCGCAGGTAGACAACTGCGTTGCAGCAACTTCAACCTCAACCGTTTACGCCGCACGATGAGCCGACGTGCAGCCAAACGGAATCGGGTTGTGATGGCCGCAGCAACGGCGGATTCGATGCCGCCTAGTGGTGGATCTTTTGGCGCTTCAACTGGCCTGTATCCTGACCCGCAGGAAGGCAATCAACGCGGTTGGCGTCCGACGCTAAACAAGGACGCGACCGAGTTCCTCAAGCAGCACCGGCACGCGGCGATGATTTCCGACGGCCGCTATATCTACAGCGGTTCCGGAATGGTCTCTGGAGCAATCCGCAAGCTGGCCAACTACGTCGTTGGTGCGGCTTGGGCACCGCTCTACATCGGCGCAAACGACCGTTTCCGCGAGTCCAGCAAGCCGCTTCTCACGCGCTGGGCTAATCTCTGCGACGTGCGCGGCGGTGTGTACGACTGGCGCATGGGCCTGCGTCTTGCGTCCCTGTGCATGGATCGGGACGGCGACGTGTTTGCCATCAAGCGCATCACGTCCGAAGGATCCCCGCGCATCCAGTGGCTAGAGGCGCACCGCGTTGGCAGTCCGACGCTTGGCTACTCTGGCATCCAGACGGTTCCGAGCACTCTGGAGACGGTTGGGTATGAAGGCCGGTTCACGTCCGCCGGCGTCATCATGGATGATGACATGCGGCCGATTGGGTACAACATCCTGCCGCCGTCCGCAGAGCGTTACACCAATCACAAGTGGAACATCTATCCAGCTTCCGATGTCGTCCATTTCTTCGATCCAGAGTGGCATTCGCAGGCGCGCGGGATCCCTTCCGTCATCCGAGCCGTCTTGGATTGGTACGACTTGGGAGAGACCCGCGAGGCTGAAAAGATCGGCATTAAGGCGCGTTCCTCCATCGCTTACATCGAAAGGAACGAAAGCGGACGCGCTCCCGCTTCTGCCCTAGGTGGCGGCAATCGCAACGTCAGCACGGAGCCGCAGAGTCAGACCATTGCGCGTGGTCTAATCCGCTACATCAAGGCGTCCGGCGAGATCACTAGCCTGGACAACAACAAGCCCGGCGAGGCTTGGCAGAACTTCATGGAGTACATCACCCGTGGCGCATTTGCGGGGATGGATCTTCCGTATGAGTTCGCGTGGGACGCCTCCAAGCTCAACGGCACAAGCGTGCGCTCCATGGTTGGGCAGGTTCAGCGCGCCGTCGATAACCGCATTGCCGTCATGCACAAGCCGGCGATGGCGCTCCTTCAATGGGCGGTCGCGGTTTACATGAATCGCGGATACGTGCCGTTCGCGGACGATTGGTGGAACTGGGATTTCAGCACGCCGCCGAAGTTCAGCGTGGACATCGGGCGTGATTCCCAGAACAGACGCGAGGACTTCAACGTCGGCATACGCACGCTCTCCGACATTGTTGGCGAGGATGGCGGGGACACGGAAAGTCACTGCCGGACACGCGCCAAGGACTACAAGATAGCGGAGCGTATAGCAAAGGAGGAAGGCGTCCCAATGCACGCAATCATCAATCCTTCCGGAACCTTTGGCGACACCGCAGACGCCGTCGTATTGGAGGCAGCCCAAGCGATCGAATCCCAACAGGAGGAGTAACCTTGAATCAATTCTACAACATCCGAGCAGCCGCCACCGAAGGCGCGCCCAACGAGGTTTTCATCTACGATGAAATCGGATTCTGGGGCACCACGGCGCAGACGTTCCACAACACGATTCAAGCGTTGAGCGGGAAGATTGTGGTTCGCATCAATAGCCCCGGCGGAAACGTGTTCGACGCAATCGCGATTCATTCGATGCTATCGCGTTTGCCGGACGTGGAGACGGTCACGGACGGCCTAGCCGCCTCCGCTGCGTCCGTGATCTTCGCTGCCGGCAAGGCGCGCAAGATGGCCAAGGCTGCGTTCGTCATGATCCACAACCCTTGGACCTATGCCCAAGGAAGCGCCGAGGACATGCGCAAGGAAGCAGACATCCTCGAAGGCATTACCAGCGCGCTTGTGAAGCTCTACAAGGGTGCGTCTTCCAAGTCTGAGGACGAACTGCGCGAGATGATGGATGAGGAAACCTGGATGGATGGAGACGCCGCGCTTGCCGCTGGTTTTGCCACCGAGGTTTTCGAGGCTCCTGTCGTCAAAGCCTCCATTTCAGCGGGTCGCTACAAGCGGACCCCGACAACTTTCGCGGCCATTCAGGCCGACGATAAACCAAGGACCAACTTGAAAAAGGAACTACTCGCCCTCTTGGGCGTTAGTGAAACGGGGCGCGAGAAGTTCCTCGCCTCCGCCGTCGCCTCTCTTGGGGTGACTGACGCGGCTATCGAAGCCGCCGAGAAGGAAAACAAAGCCGACTTTATCGCGACCCATATCGAGGCGCGGGTGAAGCAGGCGGACGAAGCGCGGAGCACCGCAGAGGCGCAAGCCAAGGAGGCCAACGACAAGCTGGCGTCCATCCTCACTGCCGCTGGCATCGACGCCAAGGCGACCGACTACAAGGCTGCCATCACTGCCGCCATCAAGACCGCAGCCTCTAAGGAGGCCGCTGAGATCCTCGCCGCACAGGGCCAGACCAAGCCTGTGGACAATCACAAGGAGGCCAGCAAGGAGGCGAAGGCTTCCGAGTTGACCGGAGTGAACCGCATCGTTGCGTCGCTTCGTGCGGCCAAGAACTAACAACCAAGGAATCACATGTCAGACCGTCTTACACTGTTGGATCTGGCCCGCAGCAAGGGCCATGATAGGGCTGTTGGACTCATCGAGGAGAGCGTCAAGTATCTCCCTGAGTTCGACCTGTTCAGCGTGCGCCAAGTCGTCGGCACCAGCTACGACACGCTCACCCGAACCGCGCTTCCTACCGCCGCCTTCACCGAGGCCGGTCGAGGCGTTACACCGAGCAAGAGCACGTTCAAGAAGAGCCGCGTGGAGTGCTACCTGATGCAAGCGCGCATCGAGTTGGCCAAGTCCATCGTGGACGCCTCCGAAGAGGGGCCTGAATGGTGGCAGGGAGTCGAGGCTACCGGAGCCGCCACCGCCGCTCTCCGCGCCACCGCTTCCCAGATCTACTACGGCACATCCGCTGGCGAGTTTGGGTTTGCTGGCTTGAAGGCTGCCAATCCGTTCGGTGGCACACTGACAACGAATGCAGGCGGAAGTACGCCAAGCACCGCTTCCAGCGCGTACTTCGTGAAGTTCGGCACCCAGGATGTCCAGATGATCGCCGGCCGTAACTCCACCTTGGAGATGGCCGACTTCATGGTTGAGTCCATCGAGGATTCCGACGGCAAGAAGCATCCCGGATATGTCTCGCACCTGACCGCGTGGCTTGGCTTGCAGATTGGCAACGTGAATTGCACGAGCCGAATCTGCAATCTGACCGCCGACAGCGGCAAGGGCCTGACGGACGCGCTGATTGCGACGCACTTGGCCAAGATCCCGATTGGCTATCGGCCTGACGTGATCCTTGTGTCTCGTCGGTCCAACAGCCAGTTGCAGACTGCGCGCACCGTCGTCATCAATACTGGGCCAACCTCCAAGGTTGCGACCAGCATTGAGTCCGTTGCTGACCGGCCCACCTCCGCGTTTGGCATCCCCATCATCGAATCGGATTCGATTCTGGATACGGACGCCATCGAGTCCTAATCCGCAACATCCAAAGAAAGGAACCAGATGCACACTCGAAAAGACGTTAACTTCATGGTGTCGCGGACGCTGCCCGCACAGAACACCAACAACAACTCAACCTCGCTCGATCTTGAGATCGCGGCCCCGTACTTCGCGGGCGAGTACACCGAGGTTGAGTTCTATATCCCGGCCACGACCTGCGCAACAGGCCAGACCATCACGGTTACCTTGCAGGACTCGGCGGACAACTCGACGTTCACGCAGATTGACGAGTGCGAAACGCTTGCCCTGACTGGCGCGTCCAACGCTACCGCCGCGACCACTCGGCGCTGGCGCTTGCCTCGGACTGTCCTTCGGTACATCCGCGTTAACATCGCCATGTCCTCGACGACCGGCGACCAGACGGCCATCACGTCCAAGCTGGCGCTGTTGTTCTAGTCTTCCCTAAACGCACGGGGCCGGTAGGTTTCATGGGTTTCCCTACCGGCCCCACTTTCCAACATGGGCACAAAGACGAGCAAGTTGACGCTGATGACCGCCGGTCAAGTTGACCCGGCGAACGATTACATTCCCATCGTAGACGTATCGGCAGGCGTTACGAAACGCATCAAAATCGCGGACCTGATTGTCGGGTCGCGTGCAATTTCTTCCGGAACATTGGCACCAAACGGCAACGTGACCGCGACTGGTCCGGCCATCTATTTCCAGTCTTCCGAGAGCGGGACCACGGTCTGGTACAAGAACACGTCTGGAACCTCGAACTCTGAATGGGGCGCATGATTCGATTTTTTACCATCCTCTTCCTTCTGTCGGCTTCGTGCTTTGCGCAGGTCAAGCAATGGCACCTAACGAACACGACAAGCAACGTGCAGTTGCAGCTAGATACAATTTACGCGACGGTTTACACCAACGGCATTGGAGCAACTAACGCATTTCGGTTTGCGACAAATGCTTTCCTTACGGAAGGCACAAACGTGTCATTGAACCACACCATCACACCGACAAACAGGCTTACGGTTGACGGTTCATTTGCGGCAAAGGTGTACCAAAGCGATTCACCGTTTGACACCATCACGGGAAGCGCAACGACGCTCTATGTGTTTGGAGACTCGCAGAGCTACGGCGTCAACGCGGCCACAACCAACTACACCAGCGGCGGCAATTTGCTCGAGCAATACAGGCCGTTTGCCTTGGTTGCGACCAACGGAAGCCGGTCAATGCCTTTGCTGAATTACGCCATTGGCGGGAGTCGCATCGGCAACGTCCCAAACAGCGCGACGTTTTCGGACCGGGCAAACCCTTTCAACCGGATTGGTCGCTGGTTGAATTCCACTTGGTCAGGCGTGGCAACGCTGATGATCGGCTACAATGATTTCCTCTACGTCGATCCCGACTTTGACCTGTTCTACGGGCGCGCACAGGACGCCACGATTGCGCGCTTATTCCTTACCGGCTACGTGAACGACGGCGTGACGCACGAGGGCGTTTCGTACACGTCATGGACCAGCGGTGGCACAAGTACGTCCGGAAGCTACGCCGACCTGAACCCGTTTCCCCGTGGGACGCCTGGGACCGACGTAACGAAGTGGACCGTCATCGACAACACGGACACCATCACGTTGACGCTGACCAATGCGGCCAAAGCGGTCGTATTTTGGGAAACGACTAGCGCGGGCGGATTGGTTGACGTGTTCACCAACGGCACGATTGTGCGACGCATTCAGGGCGGCTACGCCCACACGGGAGCAAGCACGCAAGAGAACATCCCGCAGAGTCTTGTCTTTGACGCTAACGCAAGCGGTAGCACGTCGGTCACCATTTCAAACGTCTCCGGGGTCAACTATATCCTCGGCGTTGGATTCCTGCCGTCGACCCCACCGTCTGACCGCAAGGTGCTAGTCGGAAACATCGTGCCCCGTATCAAAGACGGAGAGACAGGGCCTTGGGATGTCGAGCGTCGCATGGGCTATCAGACCGCAGCCGCAGCCATGAAATGGAAGGGGTGGCCTGTATGGTATGCGGACGTATTCAGTAGGATGGACACAAATACGCACTACCAAGTCGGTGACGAGTCGCATCAGACACCCGCAGGGGCAGCCGCAATCGCGGATGCGTTCAACGATCCAGTGAAGGCTTCGGAGCTTCTGGAGCCTTTGCTTGGTGGTGCGGGTATCGTCGGGGAGGCGGCCGTGAACGGTCAGCGTGTGAGCTACGTCAACGCGCCAACAGGGGCCGCAGGACAACAGCAATGGCGCCGAGGCAATCTGACTAGATGGAGCCTCGACAACAGCAGCGCAACCGAGAGCGGAAGCAATGCTGGATCTCTGTTTGAGCTTTACGGGTACACCGACGCAGGCGCCCAGAACCGCCTCATGATGCGCGCCTATCGGGATCAGGACATCATTCAATGGCCAACGATCATGGAGCTAGGGGACCGATCCGACTCCGCTACCGTTGTCCGCATTGTGGGTGCCGCTGGTTCTACGCGTGACCTGATATGGGGCACGGGCAGTTCGTCACGATGGATCTGGAGGGCGACCAGTGCTAGCGAGTCCGGATCCAACGCGGGATCGGACCTTCAACTAATTGCCAGAGATGACAGTGGCGCCTCGCTCTCCACCCCGATCTCATTCACCCGATCATCGGGTGCCATATCAATCTCCGGAAACTCCACATTTACCGGCACTGTGGCACTCAACGGAACCTCGACCGCAGTAGGTGACGGGACCGTTGCTGTCGGCCTATCCATGCGTGGCGCACAGAACCAGACCAAGGACATTCAATTTCAGACCGGCTCTACCAACCGATGGATCATCCGATCAGCCGCAAACACGGAGAGCGGTTCCAATGCTGGGTCCACGTTCCAGATTCTCCGCCGAGCCGACAACGGAACCGCAATCGACGCTCCATTCCAAATCAGCCGTGAGACCGGCAACCTGACGCTTGGCGACAGCGGAAGCGGGGTGAAGCGTATCAAGCACGGGTTTGTTTCGCTGGTTGCAGGAACCGCGACCGTGAGCGAGTCCACCGTCACGTCATCCAGCAGGATCATGCTGACGACGCAGAGCCCCGGAGGTACGCCCGGATGGGTTCACGTTTCCGCACGAACCGATGGCGTTAGTTTCACTGTTCTTTCATCGTCCGGAGGCGACACGTCTATTGTGGCGTGGGTCATTATTGAGCCGTAAAAGATATGCCACCAAAACCTCAAACCATCTACGTCAGCGAAGATCAGAACGTGAGCATGTCCATCAAGCTCTTGAAGCGAGTCCTTTGGAGCGTGGCTGGCGGGGCTTTTTTGGCCGCTGGCGTGTTCTATCAGACGGTCAGCATCAAGG